CTCCATCTTTGATGGATGTCTCTTAGGAGACCTTGAGAAATCTACCGACTACGTACAATACGAAGTGGGTAGGCTTCATATGGAGTCATTCTGGACCCCATGGAATGGTGTTAGCGACTACTTTAAGTGGGCGCACGAACTCATCTTGCAACCGTTCGTCATCCAATGCGACGGTATGCGCGAAATTAGCAAGAGAGGGGCCCTTATGGGCCTACCGGGTACCAAGATAATCTTGCATACCCTCTCGAAGGCTATCGACGTGCATGCTACGCAGAGGCAAGCTTTAAAGCCATATCAACTCCGCGCACATCCATGGAGGTGCGCAGGTGATGATGTGGTAAAGTTCGGAAATCTAGATGTTCTAGACCGATACTACACATCTGCCACTACCTACAGGGTAAAACCTTCTGTAGATAAGTGGGGAACTTACCTTAAAGGTGGAAAGTTCTGTGAGAGACCCCTTCGTCTCGATGGGTACCTCACGACGTCTAGTGAAGACCTGAAGCACTCCGTGTACCAAGATATGGTACCTATGAGGCTTCTCTCTCCTGAAACAAAAGCGTTTTCCGGAGACGAGGATACTAACCCAATTTTTGGGAAAGGTTTCCAATTAGGCAAAGAACTCCAGTGGTACACTGGACCACCCTCCAAGAGGGACCTCGCTTGTGTCATATTCCGAGAAAATTTCAAGGAATATGGCAATTACCAACTCCTAGAGATGCTCCCTAGAGAGTTTGGTGGGTTTGGTCTTATCCGACCGGAAAAGGATTTAATCCCGGAACCGATCAGGAAAGCCATTGCTCTAACGAGCAATGATAACCGAACAGAGAGAAAGAGAGGTCACAGACTTCTCGCTTTACTCCGAAGACCTCTTCTTTTAGAGAGAGGTAATCCGAAAAGTCTTACCATAAAGGAAAATCCTATGGAAGAACTTTTTGCCAGCTTTCTGCCCTTTGAGGAAACAGAAAAGGTGTCCTCCGTAGAGGGGATACTGAACCTCAAGTACTCTCACAAGGTTGCAGCATTGCGCCGAAAAGGCTACGTGTCTATTGATGACATTTTGTCACGCACAGGCACGACCTCCTTTTGGGAGGCGGCAGAGTCGAAAATCCAAAAAGGATGGAACACTGCCACTCTAGGCGATCGTGTAGAAAGTCTACGCAAATCGATCAGAGACTCGGACTCGTCCGAAGGTTGGGAACATGCATTGGAAAATCCAACACATCCACCTGCCCCATTATGGGTGAAGGAAGAATATTTGAACATCCTTGCGGATGGCCAAGTCCTTCCTCTGAATCTCATGAAGAGAACGACAGGCTTAAGCCTGTCCATGCGCATTCCGAACAGAACACTGTTTGAAGATGCGGCTTGGGAGGAGAGAAACTTTTCGCCTCCCAGAAAGCGTATGCGCCATGCCTGAGCAATCGTAATCACTCAGTTTGCCGGCATTTAGACGCTCAGTCCTAGGAAGAGCGCCGCGCTAAGCGCGTCTGACTCACCTACAAGGTTAATCATGC